GGGGTACGTTGGACAATAATTAATTTGCTTGGCAAATATCCAATAAAATATTAAAGTTGGGTGACGGACTTATATGGGACATATATGTATATCAGCATGTACTAATATAGCTATTAATCCTCGTCCATGATTTTGCTTATTGTGTCCAAGATTGCATTTACCAGATAAGGATCTACCATATTGATATGACCATATTTTAATTCTAGCGCCCTGATTAGTAATAATCTATACTCTCTTTCTATTTCTTTTGTTGTCATTTTATTTCTCTGTTAGTCCTACCAAATAAAAGAATACTACTAGAAGTGATAGGACCAACCATGTAGTACTTGAGATTAGTGGTACCAGATGAATGATGGCACCAAGTGAATATAGAAGGCCTACCATGATAATGCCAAATAATGCGATTGGCCATGATAGGTATAAGATTACCAAGATTAATATTAAGTATAGCATGATTTCCTCTTTAGTGTTAGCCTCTAACCGCTCCACGCTCCACGCTCCACGCTCCAGGCTCCAGGCTCCAGGCTCCAGGTTAATAATGTTAGCCTCTAACCGCCACGCTCCAGGTTAATAGTGGTGCTAAAACCACGTACTTGAAATATAAATTACACATCAATATAGGTGTTTCCAGAGGAATTCTTTATAAATCAAGGGCTTATAAAACTTATTGCCCTATGCTATATCTCTACAGTTTATCTATGTAGTAAGTATATATATAAATACTAGTACCAAATATGTTTGCATATCATGCAATAAGTGCGCAGGGCACGCGGCCCAAGGCTTGCGCCCATTTCAACTTTTAGCACTTACTTCATTTAACTTTTTGCAATCAATTAATGTCTTATAAATCAAGGACTTACAACTAATAAAATCGAGTGCTTAGTGCTGGGAAGTGAAATTTTATAGTCTTTTACCTGGTAGATCACTTAGTGCGTAGTGCTTAGAGGTGAAATATAGCCATTTTTACCTGGTGCGTAGTACGTAGTGCCTAGAGGTGAATTTCTATGGTCTTTTACCTGGTGCGTAGTGCCTATGCCTTTGTTTCACCCATAAAAAAGCCCAAGTAATTACTTGGGCCTAGGTTTTTACTTATTAAGATCTATTGCCAACTCAATTGCCAAGTGATATGAATTAACATAGTAAGTCACTGAGCCACCTTTCATTTCCAAGTCAATGCATTTCTGTTTGATCTGGTCCTTGGTAACACTGGTTGGATTCTCTTGGCTTAAAAACCACTCTTTAAGGGCACCTACTTTGGTCACCTTTTTTGGTGGCTCTAAGCCCTCTTCAATGATCAAGGCTTCAACACAACTCCTTGCCTCAGTTTTAGTGGCATAGACATCAGCCATTACTAGGAAAGCAACGATATCTGCTACTGATTTGCCACCTTTGATGAAGGCAATTACTTCTTCTTGATTTTTCATGGGATTACTCCTGGTAGACCTTTAAAAGGTGAGGTCTTTAACACCATTGATTTAATTTATGAGTTATTGTATCGTATTTATTAATAGATGTACACTACTATTTTAATTGATTTGCGCTATTGCGAATCATTCGTATTAGCACCTACGCTACCAAGCGCTACGCCACTTGTAATGTCGTATATAAAGAAGCGGGGGCGTACGCGCGCGTGTCATAGTCAATGGTACCTCGTGGGTGCGCGCGAAGCATTTATAAAAAAATCTCGAGGGAACTTTTCAAGAAAAATCTCGAGGGAACTTTCTAGGAAACCAAGTGCGCAGGGGCGAGGGGCGAGGGGCGAGGGGCGAGGGCGTAGCGCTTAGAATTAAACCCTTCTGGTGTATAGAAATTCTTGGTAAAAAATAATTGGAACAGATGCTCTAAGTCCTTGTTTTACTTGGATAAAATAAATTTTACTTTTACTCAAAAATATGCTATAATTAGAGGCACAATAATTATAAGTGAAAAAGGCTATGAGTCAGAATAGTAGAGTACTAAATTTATTACGAGAACATTCTAGTTCTAGTCAGTATCATCCATTATGCGCACTATTTGACCTATGTGCTCAGCCCGATGCTACTATACCTGACCAGATTAATATACATAAAACTATAGCTAAATATGTGGAAGCAGAACATAAGCAAATTGAATTTACTGGTGGTGACGGTAATGAACCTATTGGCTTAAATATTTCTATTGGTTAATAAACTATGCCACTTACTAGAGACCAACGCCCTCCTAAGTATTCTCCAATGGAAATACTTATAGGCGGAGAGATTAGTGACATGGGTAGCTTGTCAATGCCAACTAGAGACTCTGTAAGCATACAAGACATGATCAACTTAGCGGATAATATCGGAGGAATAGGTGGTGTAAAAGCTATATCATCTATGGCATCAGGACTACTTGGACTATTATTAAGTGAAGAATATGACGGATATTAACTACGTCGCATCACTTACAGCTAAGGATTTTCACAACTCTCCTAAGTTTGTTAGAGCTATTATAGGACCACTTGGTAGTGGCAAGAGCGTAGCGTGTGTCATGGAGATGGTCAGACTGGCTCTATTACAAGAGCCACATAACGGAGTGCGTAGTACGCGGTTCTGTATTATACGCAACACATACAGAGAATTATTGGATACCACCATGGCAACATTCCATGACTGGATTCCAAAAGAATTAGGAGTAACTAGTGTACTTAATAGTAAGTTTACTCTTAAACAAAAGTTAAACGATGGTACGAAGATTAATGCAGAATTTTTATTTAGAGCATTAGATAAACCAAGTGACATAAAAAAGCTCTTATCACTAGAGCTAACTTACATATTCATGAACGAGTGCAGGGAGATTCCTAAACAAGTGCTTGACATGGGTATAGGACGTGTTGGTAGATATCCTGCCAAGCGTGATGGAGGTCCTACTAGATGGGGCGTTATCATGGACACCAACCCTCCAGATAGTGACAGTTGGTTTTATAAAACGTTCGAAGAGGATTTACCTGAGAACCATGCTATATTCCACCAGCCTAGTGGGCTGTCTGAGCATGCAGAGAACGTGGAGAATTTACCGCCAGAGTACTATACTAACATGATCCATGGTAAAACTAAAGAATGGATAAAGGTATTTGTAGAAGGGATGTACGGATTTGTGACAGATGATAAACCAGTATACCCAGAGTATCGCGATGAGATTCACTGCATTGACTCATATGAGCCAACCAGTGCTACTATATACATTGGTATAGATTTTGGACTTACACCAGCTGCAGTGTTTGGTCAGCTCACTGCCTCTGGGCGCATGGTGCTATTCGACGAGTTAGTTACGTTCGACATGGGTGCGATGAGCTTTGGTAAATTACTCAGAGAGATGATTAATAGCAAGTATCCACTACATGACATGGAGATTTATGCGGATCCAGCTGGTGAGCAGCGAGCACAAACAGATGAAATAACTCCATTCATGGTGCTAAGCAACCAGGGTGTGGAGGCAGTACCTACGTATACGAACGATCCTATTATACGTAGAGAGGCAGTAGCAGATTATCTCATGAGACTTGACTTCTCTGGTAATCCTGCATTTGCGATTACTAAAAACTGTAAGATCCTGCGCAAAGCGTTTGCCGGAGGATATAAATATAAACGAGTTCAAGTATCTGGTGAAGAGCGATACGTTGATAAGCCTGATAAAGGCAAGTATTCACATGTATCAGATGGATGCCAGTACATGTTCCTTGGTGCGGTAGGCGGAGCTAATGTTGTCGGAGGGTTTGACAACGCTAAGCCTTTAGAGTACCATGATCAAGGGTTGGTTACCTAATATGCTAGATAATGACAAAGTACTACAAATAGTAACGGCAGAGCTAACACAGAACTACAGTTCTGGACATGCTATACCTGACTTAGAGACATCACTTGACTATTACCTTGGTAATCCCAATGGTAAAGAGGTTGATGGTAGATCGCAGGTAACATCTACTGACGTGGCAGATGCTATTGAGTGGATAATGCCACAGATCATGAAATCATTTACTCAGAACAATGAGATAGTGACGTTTGATCCAGTTCATCAAGGTGATGAGCTACAAGCAGAATTAGAATCTCAGTACGTGTATGAAGTACTGATGAAGCAGAACGAGGGTTTTGTATTAATACATCAGTTCGTTAAAGACGCATTGATGCAACGTAACGGCATATTAAAGGTATACTACGAGAATGAAACGAAATCATGGACTTCTTCATACACTGGAATCAGTCAAGAAGAGCTTAATGTATTGGGCTCAGCGCCAAATTGTGAGATTATTGAGCTAAGTGACTATACAGATAATTTAACACAACAACCAATATATGATGTAAAGATCAAGTTTACATCAACCAATGGTAGAATAATCATAGATGCTGTTCCACCAGAAGAGTTTAGAATATGCTCAGACCATAATTCTATATGCTTAGATGGTGCCAGGTTTACGGCTCATGTGCTAGAAAAGACATTCTCTGAACTGGCTGCTGAAGGTTATGATACAGAATTGCTTGATACTGTGGGGGTTAGTGAGGAGTATGACTCAGATTATAGATTCGCAGCACAGGGTGAATCCACTATACATGATTATGAGTCAGATGATCCATCACAAAGAAAGACAGTAGTATCTGAGTGTTATCTTTTAATGGACTATAACGAAGATGGTATATCAGAGCTTTGTAAGGTTACAGTAGCTGGAGATGATTCACCAACGATAGTATTATCAGTCGAAGAGATTGAAAGCGGTCCATGGGTATCCACCACAGCGATTATCATGTCACATAAGTGGCAGGGTCTGAGTATATATGATAGACTTAAAGAGATACAAGATCAAAAGACTGCATTATGGCGTAGTATGTTTGATAATGTTTATTTTCAAAATAATCAACGAGTTGCAGTTGTAGAAGGGCAAGTTAATTTGGATGATATGTTAGTATCTCGTCCAAATGGTATAGTAAGAGTTAAGCGATTAGATGCCATTATGCCTATTGTAACTCCTCAATTATCGTCCGATAGCTACACCATGATGCAGCACTTGGACGAAGTAAAGGCGGGGCGTTCAGGCGTGTCGGCTGAGGGTGGAGCTACCCCTCAAAATATTGGTGACAGAGTAGGATCTCAAGGCGTAGATAGAATGATGAATGCCAAAGAGGCATTGGTTGGACTTATCATACGTGTAGTTGCAGAGACTGGTATGAAGCCTCTATGTATTAAGATTAGAGACTTGAGTACAAAGCATGTAGATGTTATTACTGATTTCAGACATAAAGGTGAGTGGCGTAAGATTCAACCATCTTCATGGATAGATAGAAGTAGCACAACAGTTAGAGTAGGTACAGGTACTGGAGATACTTCAGAGAAGACAACCGCACTTACTTTTGTAATGACTCTACAAGAGAAGCTACAGATTATGCCAGAGCAGACACTGGTAAATCAATCTCAGATGTATGAGGCCATAGATGATTATTGCAAGTTAACCGGATTAAATTCTGCAGGTAGATACTTTGTAGATCCTAATTCTGAAGAAGGCAAGAAGGCACAAGAAGCTAAGGCTAAATCATCAGAAGAAACATCTCAGAAAGAAGATCAGATGCAACAAACTATTGCTCAGTCTCAAATGAAACTGGCTGAAGCAGAAGTAGCAAAGGCTCAAGCACAGATGGCCAACGTACAAATGAAGTCGCAGACTGATATGGCCAAGAATCAATTGCAACTACAAAAACAAACGTATGAGGCTCAGCTCAAGCAGTTAGAACAACAATTGAGTGAAGCACAGATGGTTGCTAGCAGTATTGAGAAAGCTGACGATTTACAGTTTAAGTACGATGACATGAATGCTCGTAATGGCATAGAATTAACGAGAATTGAGGCAGACAAAGAACGTGAGTTAAATGCTCAGTTCTTACAGAATAAGGAATCAGTAAATGAAGGTACAAAATACTGAAGAAGATACACTAGATAATGAAGTATCATTTGCTAAGAAAGTAGAATCATCATATACTACCTGGTTATCTGATTACTTTGCTAAAGAAAGACTAAAGTCATTTAATGAATTTTGTAATGGTGGTCAATCCCTAGATACGGATTGTTTAAACGCTATACATCAACGGCAGTTAGCACTAGATAAAATTGAAAATGACATGCTAACATATATAGAAACAGGTAAATTAGCTAGTATATCACTAGCTAAGATACACGAACAGGAATAAACATGAGCGATGAAACTACTCTAACCTCTGATGAGGCGAATGTTGAACCGGTAGATGAGATAGCAGACTTACTAGTTGGGTCTGATAAAGAAACAGATGATAAGACCGACGATACTGAAGACCTCGATGATGAGGAATCTGAAGAATCCACTGAAGTTGATGAATCTGATAATGAAGAAATTGAAGATGATGACCCAGAAACATGGGCCAATGCTTTAGGTGTTGAAGAAGGTAATGTTTTACTGGACGATAAAGGTAACTTTGCAGGTGTTAACATAAAAGTTGATGGTGAATCATCAACTGTTAGCATGAAAGATTTGATAGCTGGTTTTCAGACTAACAAACATAATACACATAGCTCACAGTCTCTCTCACAAGAGAGAAAGACATTTGAGGCTCAACGTGATAATGCTGTTGCTGATTATACAAAGAAACTATCAGATGTATCTAAACTTTCACAGTTTATGCATAGTAACTTACTCAGTGATTTTAACAACGTTAATTGGCAAGAACTTAGAAATACAGATCCAGCAGAATATGCTGCTATGTACCAAGATTTTGAGAATAGAAAACAGGAAATTCAGAATATATACTCTGCAATAGATCAAGAGCGTAATAATGAACAATCCACTACTCAAAATAATAACCAGAGTGCTCAGTATCAATACTTGCATGATGAGCTAGCTAAGGTTCAAGTTAATAATCCTGAGTGGGACACTAACGAAAAGATACAGACTGCGTTTAAAGAAATGAGTTCTTTTGTAGAAACTACATATGGAATAACTCCTGAAGTATTTAATTCTTTAGGTGATTCCAGATATGTTGAAGTTATTAAAGATGCCATGGCTTATCGCAAAGGCAAGAAAGTTACTCAAAAGAAAATCAAGCAGAACTTACCTAAATTTCAGAAAAGTAAAAATGGAAAATCTAGTAGCAAGAGAGTTTCCAAATTAGATAAATTAACTAAACTTGCTAAAGCAGAAACTGGATCAGGTCGTAGAGATGCTGAGGTTAATGCTATAGCAGAATTATTATCAAGTGGATAAACCATGAGTACAGCAAATTTAGATAGTGCCGACCTAAAAGCGGTCGACCGAGGCGGATTAATCCGCGAAGATGTAATGAATAAGATCTGGGATATTAGCAAGATCC